GGCTCTGCGGGTGCAAATAGGTGGTTCGCGCCTGCGTGAACAAAACCCTCTTCATCACGCAAGCAACGTGTTTCGCGAAATCGCTTGACCTCCGTGTGGCCTTCCCAAAGGCGCACAAGCTGCTCCCAAGGGAAATTGATCATTCCCCACAGCTGGTCAAGCCCGCCGGCTGCTGAACTTACGGAGATCTCGCGGCATACGTCGCGGGATTTCAAGAACGGGTCCTTTTCGGCGAGCCACGTGCGGATCGCGAGCTCGATGTTCTCTGTGCTGATCAACGGGCCTTCGAGCTCAATGAACCTGACGCGGGATTCCCAGGAGCGACCTAGGCCGCGCGCATTAGCAATCTGTGCTGCAACACGCGCGAATTCGTCCTTGTGCTTCAGGCAGTCGAGCATCTTGGACCAAGAACTCTTGCATGGCCGTATCGGATTCGGCATCAAGGGTGTCTTCGTCCCGCCTGAACGATGTGCCACGCGCATCAGACCGGCGCCATGCAACAGAAAGATACGTCGATAGCGCTTCGCTTTAAGGTTTCTCTCGCTGTTGGGGTGGAACAGCGCTGTAAGCGTAGGGCCAATCCCGAACTCGGTCGGCAAGTAGCTCGGCCACGCTACGATACCAGGCCAGAGACTATCCGAATCGGGCATTTTCTGGCAGTGATTGTGATCCGAGATGTTGTAGCCATTTTCTGGGTCGCCCAACAGGAACGGATCGCCTGGGTCGATGAGCGACACGAAATAGCAATGCAGTGGTTTTTGCGCCGGAAGCATGGGCAGGCTCCTTTAGCCGGGAGTTATCGAATATCGCCAGCAAGTCTGCCGTCACCATGTTTAGGTGCGGCGCGCTGTGGCGGCATCTCGTGCCCTTCTGCAATCGTGCCATTCGGTGGCATTATCCGCAGCATTTCGATCTGCGCCTCAGTCTTCTCGTGTAGCATCTCCAGCTCTTCTGCCATGCGCGCCTGCAAATGCCGCTCCAATGCGATGCGAGAATCACGCAATAGCTCGATGCGTTCGCTCTGCTCGCGAAGCGTGTAGGACAGCGTATCGATATCACTCTGGAGCATCTGCAACGTACGATCACTCTGCTGTACTACAGTTGACATGCATAGCAACATGATGATAAGCGCGGCGGCAACAACAACGATCACCGACAGGCGCGTTCCGACAGCTACTAACCTTGCAATCCAATTCTCCATCGGTCACTCCTTTGGTAGAAGGAAATACGACGGGGAGGCGCCCAAGGGCACCTCCCCGACGGAAAGGCACAAACGCAACGGAACCTACGAGGTTCCGAAGTGTCCTAATGCCGGCGCGTTCGCCGGTGTACTTTTTTGAACTTGCTGATGTCGCCTGGCTTCTCTCGCTTCACGAAGCGCATGGCTACCGTCCGCAGAACAACGCCCATCTCGATGCCATTCCAGGTAGACTCCCACGACACACACGGTCTAACCTTGGCGGTGAGCTCCGTCTGGTCATTGAAGATTCTGTAGACGTGTTTGCCGCCCTCAGGTTTTGCGCCTGGCAGCGGAGCACGCGTCACCACCACTTCGCCGGGCCCTGTATGCGGAAGCCCGACGAAGTCGGTCAGTGCATCTTTCAAAGCTGGCATTTTTTGGTTCCTCTCGGTCTAGAAGAAGGGGGAAGACAGCGGCAGGCGGCCGCAGCCGCCCGCGCCGCTGTAAGTGCCGGGGGGACTAGCTCGCTCTTCGTCGCTTCGTCCTCCGATATTTTCTCGCGGCTGCCATAGCCGCCTCGACGTCGGCACGACTGTCGCGCACGCCGCCACGTACGCTATCCAGCAGCCTGAGCAATTCACCCACAGTCAGGCCAGTGCGTGAACGCGTCTCATCGTAGTCTGCTGGATAAACGTGGCGTAACGGATTCTTGGCAACACACGCAGCGCCGTCGATGAAGATTGGCGGTTCTCCAGGCCCAAACATGCGGAGTCGTAGCACAACGGCTTCTGGAAGCTCCGATGAAAGCCTGAGTCGACTGCGGCCAGTGCCAAAAAGCCAGTCAAGATAGATCGAATCCTCGTGCCTGTCGTCATAGATCTCGAAGAACATGAGTGTCTCATCAGGTTCATCCTGTGGCCACTCACGTACGTGGACATTGAGGCCCAAGATGTCATCGGTGGCCGTTAGCCGCCGATATACCTCGAGCAGCGAAAGATCGGTTTTGATCATAAAGCACCTCCATGCGTTAACCGATCTCAGAAACTCGTACGAAGTTCAAGGCACGCGAGTAGGCACCAACAAGGCGGCATTCGCAGTGCACATTGTGACGAGCGCCTCCACCAGCGCTTCGGTACCCTGCGGCATGTCGCGATGCTCGCGCAACTCATATGGCAGATAAGCGTACATGCGCTGCAGATCGCTCTCGTCCATCTGCAGATTTGCCACGCTCCTCCGCCAATGATCAAACACGGCCAGTCCCGGCCTGCCGCCTTCGCGCATCAGGGCGACGAGCGGCTCAGCGGAATCAACATAACCGCAGGTGAAGTTGTTGAAGACTTCTACCTCAGACTCGCTCAGGGCCTTACCCCGCCAGCCGTAGTTACTCACCATGTCGCTGGATTCGAACGCCCGCGGGATCGTTGTGCTCAAGCACGGAATCAGCATGCTGGCGACGATGAACTTGGACGGATCGCCTTCCAGTACCTCGTCCCCGAGTTCTACGTGCTTTTTGCTGGGACACTTCAGCTTCCAGCGCGTGCCCGACGGTATCACTATTGCACCCATACGACACTCCTTTCGGAAAAGTACAGCCCGGCGGGCTAGTGCAAGTAAACGGCTGTCGACCCTTCCGGCATCCACGACAGCCAACACGAGAATTGTTCAACCCGCGACAAGTTCCGTGCGAATTCCGCACGGGTCTCGCGCTGGCAAACATAGAGACCTGCAAGTTTCCACATTGAAGCAAACAGGTAGTAAAGCCCTAGTGGCCCCGTCATCGCCGCAGCCGTCCAGGCTTCAACGGATATCGCAAGTGCTGTGGTTAGCAGCAAAATGCCCCATGCGCATGTGAAGTAAAATGCACAGGACAAGAAGTCTTTTCGTTGCTGTCGCCGCAGATCACGTAGCAGCTTTTCGTGCTCTGCTACGATTGGCTCGTAACTCGCCCTGACCATTGTGGCTCTCCGTAATGAGTAATGCACGCAACCTTTGAATTCGCTCACGCTTCAAACTATGCAGTGCAGCGAAGATCGGGTTAAGCGTGCGATCCAGCAACTTCCTAGTTTCTGCGAAGAATGGACGACGGCTGTAACCCGCTGGCCCGTGTCTCCTTTCGACGTACATGCCAGCACGCAGGAGTCGTTCATCTGGGTCCAACCAGGGCATGTCCCTGCCGATATACACCTCTGCCCGCATGAGTGCGTGCGCGGTGCTTATCGGCGAACGATCGGCGTCCGCGAGAATCATGCTAGGTATATCCTGCGGATTACCGTTGGATGCCCTGTGGTTTTCAATCGCATTGCAGATTGCCGACATAGCGTCGGGCCGTAGTAGTTCATGCATGTCGCGACGGGCGCGATCGCTACTACGATGTTCATGGCCGTCCCGGCCGCCTGATTGCCCGATATCGTGGTAGATGGCGGCAATACGCACCAGCTGTAAATACTCTGGCGCATATAGTTGGGCCAGTTCGATCGCATTACGCTCCACGGCTACGATGTGCCGCCGATTATGCCCGCGATCGAGCAAGTCATAGTCGAGATACGCCAACTGGAGCTTTACCTCTATCAGCTCCATCACTCTCACGTAGGCCTCCTTTCCCTAGCTAAAATGGGAAACTAAAACGCTCCGTTTATAATGCCGCGTAACCTGCGGTTCTTTGAATCATGCGGAAGTCAGCAACTCAAATTCTTCGAGATTGATGAGTCCTTGTATCTCTGATGGGAGTTGCTCACGTAGTCGTGCGCACGTGCACTCGTGGTAACGCCCGCGCCACCTAGTTTCCTCGATCCTGCCGACTACAGCCCACAATGGTGGCGTATAGGCCCACGGTTCAATGAATCTACCATTGCGGTCCAGCCTAGACAGTAGCTCTACAAAGCCGGTGCGGCAGTCGTGCATACCAGCCCAGAGAGGATGCACCCAGCTACCGTAGAACCTTCCGGTTGATGTGCATCGATAGGCCTCGCTGTCTCCGTACAATTCTGCAGATGGGTGCCAGTTGTAGTAGAGCGTGGCCTTGTTTAGGAACCATGCCTCAGGCTCATCATCCCAGTGCCCGTATTCGCATAGTAAAAGCTGCCCTGGCGTGCGCCAATACGCACGCCAGAACAGCCAACATCCGTCCGACGCGACTAATTCGCGACCTATGCTCCTGAAACCAAGTCTCTGGGCGACGAGATGAAATTCCAACGCCTTCATGTTATAGTAGCTGTCTCTCGCAGCCCGAACGAGTTCGCGCGGACTCTCGACGTCCAATTGGTGCAGGGCATTGCTGAGCATGAGCGTATTCGCATCTTCGTCAACTTTGCAACCACTCATCCATTCAGCAGCGGCTGTCGGATCAAACCGCATGACTTCTCCATATCCGTTGTCAGGTTATCACGCAGAAGGCTGCGTTATCTGTGTTGACGCAGTCTCTTCCGCCTCTTCAGTTTCTTCTGCCTCAATTCCTGCTGCCATCTCTTCGAGCAGTACGGTCTCGGGCACACCTATAGAGATAGCATGACGGAAGGCCTCAACAATCGACATCGGCTCCGCAAACGGTGCGTAGAGGGACTCACGCGCGGATTCATACGCCGACGGCACCAGCCTGCGGCCGACTGCACTGCCTTGTTTAATAGGCAGTGTCCAACCTAGGCGTTCCACGGCCTTCGCATGCCACTCGCGCAGCCACCGCAGTTTCACATGGAGAACGAGTTTGAAACTGGCCACGCGATCCGCGAACGTAAAAAAGCCAGTCCAGTCCTCCTCGAGGTACTCGTCGAAGGCGTATTGCAGCAAACCAAGCAACGACTCACCAGCAGTGAAATCGAAGGCCCGGGCAAACTCATCGAATGCCTGGAAGCGCTGATACAGTGGGCGCAATTCGTTGCGCCACGTACGCATGCGCCGGTGTTGCTTGGCGCCCAACTGTACGCCCATGGAGTGGCGTCTGATCTCCCGTCCGACGAATCTGTCGCCCTCGCGCGTCAGTATTTTGAGAAACTCGGGCGGCAATAGCTGTGTCATCGCGGCCGCCTCGTGTTCGATCGAACCGATGTTGTGAATCAGCTGATCAAGTACCGCATTCCTCGCGCAACATGCCTTAAGTGCCTCTACCATCTTTGCCTGGTAGCCTTCATCGCGGGCAACGAGCGATGCGCACGCGTCGAGACACTGTGCCATAGCCGCGATCGCGCGAAAATCACACGGCAGGCAACTTATCTCTTCGTCGTAGTACATCATCCACGGGCCAAACGCCTTCGACAACGCTTCCGACTTAGCCATGATATCCTCCTTGGATACAGCGGTGAAAAAGAAACGCTCGGCTGATTACCGCTCCGCGTACCAGCCGAGCAACGAGCACGCTAGCGTCTCCACGCCGCGCTTAAACAAAAACAGCCGCACCAGAATGATGCGGCTGATTGCCAAATTAGGCGTGTTTGCAGGGCAGTTATCCGTTGAATGTTACCACACTACCTATGCCCTGAGGCTTGAACGTGACATTCGATGCGGCATGGCCGGTGAGTATGGTATTGCCAGTACCTGTAGTCCAGTGTGTACATTCCGACGGGATATTGCGGATGTGGTCGAGTTGTGGCTTACGCGTATAGCGTCGATTGTCTTCCCAGTGCGGACCTGGTGGTGCCCATGGTGTTATAGGTGTCGGTTCGCGTCGAGTCCGCCCTTGTTCGCGCGCGATCTCGTCGAGTATGCGCCGTATGCGCTCCTCGACAGTCTCCGCCTGTGGAGATATCTCTGCCGGATTCTCTGTCGTTTCCTCGACCTCCTTCGCTGCTGCAGCGTGCCTCACCAGCGTGTGGCAGCCGCAATTCTCACACCGTGCACGGCCTTCCAGCGGCTCACCGTACGGAGCTGCAACACCCTTAGGTAGCTCGACTTCACCATCCCAGTCACAGTTGGTGCAGTAAGCCTCGATCTTGTAGGTGCCATCGGGCTTAACCTTGGCTGCTTCGTCGCGGATTCGAATGCCGCGTGGTGCACGGTCCATTTTTGTTCTCGCGATGAAAGTTCACTCTTCCGGTTTATTCTGGCGCATAGGACACTTATCACGCTCATCGCATTTATCGCAGTCCTCTGCGTCGTGGCCCTCATCAGCTTGGCGCTGCCTTCGCTCCTGCTCATATAGGGCCAACAATCCCGGCATGGAAAGTCCAATAGGTCCCGGCGGTACCGGCGGGGACGGCGGCTGCTGCCGCTTCTGCATGAGCTCGTCCGGCGGGACGAAATGCTTCTGGAACATTGCAGCGTACTCTGGGCCAACTCGTGCCAACTTCAGCCCTGTTCGTGCATCTAGCCTGATAGCCGATGGCACAAAGTTACCGCCAAACGGGATCATGGTAATTGGTCCAATTTGGCGTGCTTCAAGCGGCTCGCCTATGCCATCCAACGGCTCCAGGATGACAAACGGCGCATCATAGACAAGAATACGAAACACACGTCCGTTGTATTTCGTATCTTCCTCCTTCGGGGGTTCCGACAAGCCTAGCATAGGGTGTGGTATTGGCAACCGTGCTGGAGTGCACGGACCATGTACCACAGTGACGAGTTCACCTCGGTTAAAGTCGTCAGGCCCTAGGATTCGCATGTCGTTAGTCGCCTTCCATTGGCTGTGCCGTTTCGTTTGCCGGCGAGCGTCGTTGATGCGCGGGCGCCGTGTGTCGACCACAAGCCGCGAAGATCACGGGGTCGACGACCTGTATGTTCAACCATTGTACCGCGGTACTGAGCAAGAAGGCAAAGGCCAAAATCGGCCAGGCTATCGCAATTGTGCCTGCAAGCAGCCACCCGGCCTTCAACTGGCGCGCAACGCCCCAGGACGCTTCGAAGCCAAGTATAAAGATTATGCCCAGCACTGCTGCTATCGCCAGCAATACCAGTTTCTTAAGGCTGTCACCCGGATCCGGCGCATTCAATATGGAATCCGGACTAGCAGAAACTGCTGCGACGCACTTGGGGCACAATAATGCGCGTGCTTTCTCGGCATCCTTGTAGCACTCATATGCGCCCAAATAGCTGATCCCGATCGCGAGCGCGATGACGGCAATCCAAAAAAGCTGAGAGAATCTGAACATCATGTTCTTTCTTTGTCGACGCTAAGTTCGCCACTTTTGCATAGCCGGCAGGCTTCAGGATCATGTCGGCGGTTCGGCATGAGACAGTTCTCAGATTTAAGGAAAATGACTGGATCGTATTCTCCTTCAAGATCGTGCAAGATGCCGCGACACGCGTCAGGACGATGCATTGTAATGAATTGCAAGTCCTCGCGTGCCTCCTCCTGATCGTCATAATACCTGATGATAATGTCAGGTCTATCGGCCGGACGGCCGATCTCCACGCGGAATCTTTTTTGTTCCGGATACTCGGGGAAGCGTGTTATTGAAAACCTCCTTGTAGAGATCTGCGACACGACGAGTGGCGGTGCCAATACCAGAGGGCAACGATAGCCAAACTGCATTGGCTCCTGCAGCAGTCCGGCGCGGTGATAGCTTTACCCATTTGCCGTTGACGAGGCGCCACACAATGCCCGTGCGATCAATCGCATATCCGGGCCAATCTGGGATCTGCCTCACTTCAACGCTCGTCTTGGGCAGCACCGCGCTCATCGGCGATATGGCTCTTCCTGTGTGCCTGTTATCCCGAAGTATTCACTAGGCTGCACGCCGTGCTGCCCGCGGATGCTGCGCCCTTCGGTGACTGGGTGGATGAGCGTCGGTTCGAGCACGCCTTCTTGCAACTCATCCGCCAACGGCGCGATTCGCACCTGCTGTCCGTCCGCGAGCTGTACGCCGAAATCCTGTGCAAACATGACATGCGTTTGCGGCCGATTCTCCAACAGTGATTTTCGGAAGAACTTGACGAAATCCTCAATGCCCTTGCGCGCCGCCGTACGCTCCGCAATGCTCGATAGCTGTGCATCAAGTCTGGCTAGCGGTGACGGCTGGGCGGGCCTGCCAGGCTCGCCAAGTTGCTCTTTGTGGTACTGCTCCAGGATCAGGAGCACCAATTCCCTCGGCTCGGCAATCACTTTCGACCTTCGCTAAAAACGCGTAGATTTCCTCGAGTTCCACAGCGGGCGTGTCGATCGCTGCCGTCCACACTCGCTGCCAGCCATCAAGGTTACCGTGCTTTGCATGATAATTCAAGACCCCTGCGATCTCGGATATCACGCAACTGAGCTCCTGACGGCACTGGTGCCACTCAAGAACTATCAGCTCCTTCGACAGGAGCGCTAGCGTCCTCTCTAATTCTGATGTTACGCGGTTGTCGCCCATCAGTTTCCCCTTGGGTTTCCGGGACTGGGTTAGCCGAGTTACCTGGCGTAGTTTCGTCGCGTTCTGCGAAAATTTCTTCCCGCGCTGCTGATTCCCGCATTTGCCGTGCATACTCTTGACTAGTCATAAGCCTGCCGGAAACTGACGATTGCGCGGGTTCGCCTTGAGCCACGCGTGCTGGCATCCCCATGCCCGCGTAAATCTGATCGGTTATGCGCGCATTCGCAGCGCGAATTACGTGATCGTGGACGTCAACCGGGAGGGTCCGGTGCCTTTCGGGAACCGGAAGCGCCGGCCCCGTCACATAGGTATTGCGCAGTTCCTGGCGCAGATGCCGCGCTATTTGTTCGAGCCCAGCCAGCGACCCTTCTGTAATTGGGTGCCGCAGTACGTTACGTACCTGCGCCCACATCATCTGTCGTAGATTGTCTTGGACCGCTTCCTCGCGATTCTGTTCCAGTATAGACGCGCTGAATGACGCGCTGAATGGATCACGTTCGTAGCGAACTGTTGCCAATTCACCTGGTGATGGAACCGCGCTGCCCTCTGTGACGATATCTCCGTAAACTGTTACGGAGTTCCGGCGAGCACTACTGCGCCGTACCACCCCCCTGACATGCATCCGAAACTGTTCCGGCATCTTCCGCACCTTCTGCAATCGCCGCTTCCCATTCAGCCCATTCTTCTGCCGAGAGTCGCCGACGATTCTTCACTGTTACGAGTCGACCGAGCTTCTCCACAGCGTGTAGGAACCCGGGTTCGGTATCGATAGCGCGCATACCTCGGAGGATGAGTTCTTTAAGTCCTGCGTGATCACCATCCATGAACATCATCAACTGGGCCAGATCCGGTACGAATCCCCACCTGCAAACAAACTGATGCGCGGCAGCGCGTTGTTCCGGCGTGTATTTGGACGCCAAGGTTGTATATGGCACCGCGCGTATGGGTGGCGGCGCGGGCTTACCGCAACAGCGTTTGAACTTCTTGCCGGAATTGCATGGACATGGCGCGTTCCTGCCGACATGTTCGTCGACATTGCGTAATGGGATTACATAACCAAATCCTTTGCGCTTTCCGGGCGCGCGCCCGTCGACGCGCCGGGTACGACGTCTGGTCATAGCAGCGGCGTTTCTCGCTCTTGTTCGTCGCTTGTCTGCTCCGTCCAGTGCTGTGGCATCGGCGGCAGGACGCTATCCTCATGCGGCTTCTCTGTAATTTCCGCGACTGGGGGCAGTTCTCCTTCGGCCACCGGCGGATCGATATGCACCGCAGGTGGTTGCTTGAGTCGGCACATCACTTCTTCCTCGCGCTTCCGCTGTTCGGCGACAAAGCGCCGCTCTTCAGCAACACGCTCCGCTTCCTCATCGAAATCGAGGCCAGCCGGTGGCGGCAGCTTCACGGGCGCTGGCGCCGTCGGCTTTTGCGGCCGGCGCAGATCCGGTCGCTGCGGCAAACGTAGTGGCACAATTGGCGCCAGGCGCCCAGTGCCATGTCGTCCGGCAGTGTAATCAGGCAATGTGCCGGCAGCAGTCTGCCGACGGAAGAGTTCACGATGGTCTATTTGGTTTGGTACAGGCATGATTTCCTCACGAAAAGTGGAGGGCCCCGCGGCGGGGCCCCCCATGTTCCTCACAGAAAGCTTTCAATCCCTGCGATGATGCGATTACTCGCATCTGTGAAACGCTGGACGGCGGTAGAGGCGGCCGAGGCCGCGGCGTACCGTGCTGAGCGTGCCGGCGACGAGGCGCCGTGCGGGTCGTGCGCGAAGGACTGTTCGTACTGGTGTGAGTGGACGTGCATTCAAATTATTGGCTCTGCAAGTGCACCCTGACGCAAGGAAACGGACGACCACCCCCAAGGGTCGTGTGGCACACGCCGGCGCGGAGACTTGAGTACAAGCATTCGTCGGGCACGGCTGCGCGGTCGCGACTTGCGCAAACGCAAATATCGCGACCATCAGCACAGCGACAGCAAACAACCACCATCTCAAACGCATCACATCCTCCTTCCTCAAAGGAAAAGTTTGGCCCAGCCAGCTTCGAACTGCTTTCGACGACTGGCCAGACCAGTAGTAGTGTTCTTTTTCATTTTGGCCAAAAGTGCGCCGTCGCGCAAGGTTCCGACCAATCCGTCAGCCATATCCTGATAGCGCCCGGTGACTTCCGGGACACCGAGCCAGTTATCGCGTGTTCTGGCCGGTATCAGGATGGCATTTTGTTGGTTCTCCAGGTATTCGTTCTGCGGCCTGATATCCCACGAGAGCACGGGCGTGCCCATGCAGAGTGAGTATAGGCCAATCAATGCGAAACTTTCGAATCGTGATGGCCAGACAGTCAGGTCCGCACGAGCGAACAGCAGCAACCGCTGCAAGATATTCGGGCGCATGACGATTTCCACGCGATCACCGAACTTCTTGTGTAGCTGACGCAGGGCCCGCTTAGAAGACTGCGACCACCCCCCGCCACATGCAATCAGCACGCGTGTGTTCTCTAACTCAAGCAACACACGCTGCATCAGTGCGAAAATCGACTGATCGCAGCGCCCTGGCTGCGTATCGTATAGTGGGAAGTACGCACAGGCGGTGTCGCGCAACTCCAATGGATCTCTCGTGGTGAGCCCAACTGGTACGTCCCATGGCATAACCACTGACGGTGGCAACTTTGCTGGCCAGTGCTTCTGTATGGCTTTGGCCACACACCGAAATGGAAAGATCACGTTATCGAAGCTGGTGAAGCCTGCACGATCGGTAGGCAACAGGACTTCCCAGTTCACCAAGATGGTCGTACGGACACCTAGGTGCTGCACGTGCGCGATTTCGCGCGGCGATGGGACATACGTGTAGACGATATGGTCACATTCAGCTGCCCATTGAACAAGCGGACACTGCTGTGCTGTTACGACCTCTGCATCCCATCGCTTAGCAACATCACGACAGACATGGCCGGCACCGAAGATTGTGGATCGGATGCCATGCTCATGTGTAATCTCCGCGAGGTGTATCGCGGCGTGCGTAACCTCGTTCCGCAGGTAGCGTGTTACGATCCCGAGCTGCGGTGCCATAAGTGATTCGATCTTTGCTCATTGTATTAAACAGGCGGCGGGGCCATTGATTGCTGCTGCGCCATTTGCGCTGTTTGCTGACTAGCCGCACGGCCTCGCGCTTCCGCTTGTGAGTCCATCTGCTCCAGCATGCTTTTGACAATGGCATGGATCGTCGGACTGCGCTGCTTGATTTGCCGCAGCGCGGACTGTCGCTGCCCGCCAGGCATAGCGAATAGCTGCTGTGCGACGGTTGTCGCTATCGCCTGCAGTTCTTGCGGCGACGCGGCCTGCTCCGCCCCGGTGGGCAATTGTGCTAGCACTGCTTGTACTGGGTCCATCGGCATCATGGCCTGTTCCGGCGTCGGTGCCGTGGCGCCGGTAGCGCCTGTGGCTGGTTGTGCTGCCATGGCGCCGGCGGCAGGACCGCCACCAGGCGCGCCCAGAGCCGCTCCCAGAGCCGCAGGATCGCCGCCTACGGCGCCCATACCCATAGCAAGCTGATCTCCCAGCCCGGCTGCCTGAAGCTCTTCCTGGGCCTTCTGGGCCTCTTCAGCAACGAACTTCTGCTCGTCGAGGATACGCTTCTGTTCATCCTCGAAGACCAGCCCGACGCCTCTGCGAAGCCCGGTGGTCTGGGAAACCTGGCCAGCCAGCATAAGTTGCAGCACAGCCAGTTGACGATTCAGGTCATCTGCGTGGCTCGGCCGTGCTAGCCGTGCTGTCACTTCATCCCAACTCAGAGCCACGCTGATCTTATTGCAGATCCACTGCAAGAAGTTGTTCAGAAGCCGAGTGAGGTGGCTCCAGTGGCTCTCCATCAGACGCAGCGCAGCGGGGGCAGCCTGAATCGAAAGGTCGCCCTTGTAGAACTGTACCGGGATTCCGATGGATGATAGCAGCGTGTCTAGCGCCTGATCCATTAGCTGGTATGGCGCCATTTGGCTTGCTTCGGCACCTAATGCTTGGTATCGCAACGGAAACGGCAGTGTGAACCACATCGTCGGATCGCGCCTGCGCTGCCGAAGCATGGCAGTTACCTGCCCTGTGAACCCTCCTAGATCTGCAGTGAACATTGGGTCAGTCATCTCGCCGCCACCGCCAGCACCACCAGGTCGTGGTTCCGGCGTTAGAACGCGGAATGGGATGATGTAGTCCAACCCGATGGCCTCGTTGTACCTATGTAACACTTGTAGGTACCAGGCCTGCCGGAAGTTAGTCAGAACACGGCTGACTCCCCAACCCTTGTTGAGTACGCCGGCAAAGGTATCTTCCTTCCCGTGGTACAGCACATCTTTGTTGAACTCGATGTGCGTACCGTGCTTGATCGCCTGCACCACCTCCCATGGCGCACGCTCCAAGTGGAACAAGGTACCTTTGCTGATATACTGCTTGTAATGCTGGGGGATTCGCCAGATATGGCCAACCTGATCTGTATACGGATCCCATACGAGTTCTAGCTCATGTGGGCTCCAGCGCTTGATGATCAGATCGTCTTCCTCGTGCGAGCGTCGATCGATGTGCGTCCATTTGCCGTGGTAATTGCAGAACGGGCACGTCGCGTGGAATGCGAAATCCGACCATGAAAAGCTGAATCTTTCGTTTCTATGAATACGATTCAGTGGCGCTTCAAAGCTGCAGCCTGGGCACGAGAGTGCCCGTCTGAATGGCATGATCGCAGTGGCGAAATGATTGCCGTAGCAATTAGACGTTAGGACCGCATTTTCGATCACAAAGGTGTGCGTCTCCGGTTCGACACAGCAAAACACATCGTCCTCGAGACCGGTCTTCGCGACGTCGCGGACTATTATGCGCCGACCGTAGCCTGATGGTGCGTAGTTGCGCTCAAATAACTCTCTGTGCCGCGGAATCAAAAGCGCCGCAGGCTCTATGGTCTGCTTCAGAAGGGTCAAAAAATGTATCGTTGACCTGTACGAACGCGCACCGGGTGGCAGTGATGTCTCACGCACCTGAGAACGGATAGGGCCCGCTGCCATACCGACTCGTGGGAGCTGACGTTTGATCGCCTCCAGGGTCGCACGAGATTTTTGTGTCAGTACCACGCATCCGTGCGTATCCACGCTGCCATCGGCTGCCAAAAATCCGCAAATAAAGCCATACCAATAACTGGCACCGGCATCGGCGGCAGGCAGCAGCTTGTAATGCGCTGGCAATCCGTGAATCTTGACGAGGGTGTGATTTCCAACCATACGCCGTGTCGAAGGCAACGTACCGTGCCCTTCGAAGTATGGCAGCATCGCAGCGTCCTTGTCGCCGAAGAAATTCGCCACAGCCTTAGTTGTTTTATTAGGCGCCTTTCTGTTGTAAAGCGACCCGTCACCAAATGTGAAACCATGCCGCACGCCCTCATAAAATTCCGCATTTCTCTCAGGGCGCGGCGCTACAGTACGGAATAGTGAGTGACCGGGTTTGAGCTCCGCCGTAGTCACGGTCGTCTCCGCACCCGATCCACAGTGGATTGGCCATTTATGCTCCGGTGTCGCAAGGATCCGCTGTCCATCAGACAACGTAACCTCCATCAGCTGCTGGCGCCCGTAATGCATGAATTGCGCAGACCGGTACACACCATCACGCGAAATGACATCCACGGTGCGCCCAACTAGCTCACGAATCGGAAATGTTCCCTGGCGGGTCGGCACTTGCGTGTCACCGTGGAAGCAGCAGTAGTCCATTGCCGCAAGCCGTAGCAACGCGATAATACCAATCGTGTTGTTGAGGTAATCGAGGTACTTCTCTTTGCCGTCACGGTCGGTGCCCTCGATCTCGACCTCAGTGATATGGTACGCAATAACACGATCGATGGCCGATCGATATGGACCGTTTGCGAGCAAGATATACTCGCACCACCGGAATGCGTTGTGTAGCGACGAGGGCATCGCAGTCGATGCATAGTCACAGAACGGATCCGGGAAGGGCTCGACGTTCTGTGCGCCGCGATTGTACCCAGATGTAAAATTCGGGATCAGGTATGACATTGATCCATCCTTGGATGCTAGTCTACGTCAGCGGCCAGCCGATTGGTTGGGTCTTGATCTTCCAACCTTTTGATCTCATCCTTCTCGTCTCGATCGGTCGCGCGTTTCTCCGGCGCAAGGTCTGGCGTGACCCCTGGTTTAATCGCGGCTTGCTTTTCCATTGCCCATCTCCTTATATCCTCAAGGGTTCGGGGATTTACGTAGATGTCCATCATAGCACGCCTTTGCTGAACTGCCAGCCGCATTTTAGGCAGTGCGCGGACCGACCTCGTACGGAAACTCAGATTTGATGAGTAGGACTTTGAATTCCTGCCCGCCTGAGTCGAAGACAATCTGCGGATCTTGCACCAGATAGATACTTTCACTGCCTGTGATATGCACGGCGATATCGCTATCCGTGGGCCGCAGGTGTGAGCGCGGGTAACCGACACAGCTCGTATCGAACACCAGTACGAGGACATGCTCGCGGCGAATGATCTCGTGATACCAGGCTTCGATTGCCACCGGCGAGCCTTTCACTTCCAGAGTGACCTGGTATGTCGGTGGCGCTCCAGCTCCGCGTTGTGCGGCCGCCGGTGCTGCGGCAGGCCGCGGGCCAGACAACTGCTCGAACAGCGAGCTTGGCGCATGCGATACCGCTTGCGGACGGGGCTGTTGCTGTGCCGGCGCCCGGTACTGCTGCGGCTGCGGCGGTGCCTGCGGAGGTGCTAGTAGCGGTTCTGCTTGTACAAACGGATTGGGAACTGTGGACACTGGCATCGTCTGCGCGGGCACTGCTGCGGGCATTGCAGACTGCTTACTTAGTGGTTCCACCGTTGACATGCTCAATGCACGAGTCAGGCCATCAGGCATTGTGACTCCTTCTTCCTCATCAGTCAGTTGTTGTGCGGGAGATGCAAACGTGCGGAAAACAGAAGACGCACGCGCCCGCAAATCGTCGATGGATATGGCGTCTTTCAGCTTCGCCGAATCGGTCGCCTGATGGAATGCGTCAGCGCTGATCTTGGTGAGATCGACTATGAATCCGCCCTTGAGATCAGGATCAACATGCACTTCACTGGCGATGCCTGACGGATCCCAGCCTATGACCCCGCCGTTCAGTGTAGAACGACCGACCACAAAACCAGGCAGTGCCTGTGGTAGCGCAACAGCCATTGTCGAACCGCGCGGTATATGCTGTTGCTTTACCAGCGTCTGATACTGCTGTACATCCATGACGTTTCAGTCTAGCCCTCGTCCATGATAGCATCAATAGCTGAAAGAAGCTCCGGGGGGCAGTGCGGGGCTGCCCCCCAGAGCTTGAATTTAACCTCCACCAGCGCCAAATACTAGGGGTTAGCCCAATTTGACAGCCAGTAGCGGTGCTAATTCCTCCTCGTCCGCATGAGACTTGTGGATTTCCCATTCTACGACACACTCATCCAGCCACGGTGGAGTACCATTGCTAGATCGCTGCATGCGCAGGCGTATAATGCGGTCGCAGAGTTTCTCGAGCTCTTTCTGTCGATCAGTATCGCTCTCGTCGCGGGCCATCTACTTCTCCAGCAGCTGACGCGAACCACGACGGCTTGGCATCCGTGCTCGCGCACAGTTCCTCCGCCGTAATCCAAAACCAAACTTGTGCTTGGCCGGCTTCCCAGTTGGCCAGCCAAACTCTTAGCATGGCGCGTCTCGACAATGCCACCTGCAGCTGATCGCCCATTTTTGACATGCATACTGGTGCATGCGCTGGATAGTGTTTCCCGGGCCAGCAGGGGAAGCAAAGCGGACTGCCCAGTTCCTCACAGTTACACCTGTTTAGCCAACAGGTAATGTCCTCGTCGCCTACGTAGGCGACGTTTCTGATCTCTTCGGTCTCGGGCATGAGGTGAACCGTTTGTTGACGTCGTCGTATGAGATCTCCCAGGCGATGCCGTGTCGCACACCTTGCAGATCCTCGACGAAAAGACGCCTGCGGCGGAAATCCAGTACCATGGGTACGAAACGGACGGCCGTCCTGCGCACGAATTCTGACAACAGCATCTCCGCCGTGTTCTCGTCACCGCCGAGGCGGTAGCGCATGATGTCCTGTCCTGTCTCGTTAGCCAAAGGCTCCATCTCGACGACCACCTGTCTGTTGATCGTCGGGATTCCGCACGCGTCGATCAGCGGCGCCAGATCTTCGACATCTGGCAGCGCTGTGGGTGCTCTCCGAAGCGGTGCAAGATCTTTGCGCCCGGACAGATGCTCCATGCTGATCGCAGCACCTGTCACTCCGGAAAGCGGAATATGTTCGATGTCTTTTAGCGCGGGCGGGATGCCGGTTTCCGCAAACACCATGTAACCCTTCGGGATCTCGAACCTGCCGCACGGCCTGAAATAGCCGTACGCGTCATCCCGTCTGCGGGTATGGAGTTTGAAAGCATCCTCCTCGCTACCGGCGAGTGTCGGGTCCTCCTGCACTTCGGCCTTGGAGTGCCCGGTCCTCCCGACGATGTCGTCGAGAATTGCGTCCTCGCGGTACACGATGACCTGGGATAGCAGCGCGCGCACTGTGGCAAGTGCGGCATCCATGATGTCCTTGTTCTCCAGGTCAAGGCGGGCACCGTGAGCCTCGCCGAAATTCTTCGCGTCGATGCCTGCGGCGCGGCGGCCCTCAGTGAGCCGGCGCTTGTGATTGTTGCAGATGTCATCAACGCTGCGTCCACGTTGTTGCGATCCTCCCAACTTCCGCCTCTTCGCCGCCACCAGGGTGTCGATCGGCTGCAATCCGGGTGTCAGATACAGGTCTTTGAGCCACCGATTGCCGGTGGGACCTCCCAAGACCCACTCGCCGTCTGGCTGGCAGGTCATCGCGTACCCGCGGCACAGAAAGCGCTCCCCGAAAAGGTGTGTGACAACGTAGTGCGTCCTACCCAGATGGTCGGCGGACTTGTTCCACTTGACGCTACCGCCAGGGGGCATCGGCAACATGGCCACGATGCCTAGCATGTCTCGCTGCATCTTGCGCACGCCGATGCGGACTAGCACGGTCCAGCGGCACAGCAGCTGCAGCGGTGACGAAAGTCCAATGGCCTGATTTGCCACGAGCTGTTCGAGTTCGAGCACGTCGAGCAACTGCTCGCCCGCCTCGCTCAACTCGTAGTTGACCATCTGGCAGAAGAGCCGAATGGCCTGCAGGATCGTTGGACCTCCCTGGTCGTGAAACAGATCCGGTGTCCAAATCTCCGACCTGCCGAAGCAGTCGAACAGTGCACCAGCCAGTTCCGCAACGCCGGGTTGCATGTTCTGGATGCGTGGCTGTTCAGCCATTTCGCGGACGGGGACCGCGGCGGTTACGCCGCCCAATGTCAACGTACGTACTTCGGTGTTGCCCATTACCAGCTTCCACTCCTTTGCTGGAATGCTAAGTAGCCGCGCCGCCACAGACACGGCCTATCATAATGTTATGGTCGCATAGCAACCCTACTGCCATATCCATGGCAATGGTCATAGACAACAAAAAAGCGCCAGGTCAACAAACCTGGCGCTTTATAATGCCGCGTTTTTCGGCTGAACTTATTCAATGTCCGGATCGTCCCCGGAGTCTGCCTCTTCCCCGAGTATGGGCGGTCCGTGCGTTACCCCCGGCGGTGCCGTATTCTGGCGATTGCGCGCCGGCGGCACCACCTCCGTAGCCGCCCCCACTGCCGCGTTAGGCACCACGGAATCAAGATCCGGCCTATCGCCAAGCAGGCCCGACGTATCAAGAAACTCATCGATGTCGCCTCCTGCGATTGGAATGAGAGTGTTACCGTCCCAAAGCTTCCATGCACGTCCCTTCTGGATCGACCAGCGCTGCCCGTAGAAGATGTGAATGTAGTATTCATTATCGCCGGCATTGTGCTGCGCGCGTAACCGTGCAATATGCTCACACAATGCATCCACGGACTCAAAAGAGCCCACAGCCGGCGGCAAGCCACCAACGACGCCGAAAACCGCCCAGATGCGTCCGCGCGCATCACCCTCGATTAGGTCATCCGCAATCGATAGCACGTGAATTAGTCGCTTCAACACCGCATGCGTTTCCTGCGGCGTCAGCTGTTCCTGCTTCCTGCGCGGTGCCTTCTCGGCAATCTCGGTTGCTTCTGGGATGACTTGCTTCTCTTGCTCGGCAGTACTCATTTCGTGACTTTCGGCGGATCTTTATCGAATGCGGGCTCGATAGGTTTCGGGATTTTGTTCATTGACTCTGCCTTGACCTTCCCCGTGGTGGCGCCCACTTTCAGCGCTGTGCGCGAACTGCGCCCACGTTTACCCCGTACTTCGATGCGAGACACTGTCTGAGACTGCTGTCCGCGATAGAAATGCGGTGTAACTTCAAGCACTGAGCCTGGGTTGCTTGACTGGCTGGCAATGATCTTGCCATCGCCGTCCTTTAGTACCCACTTACCTTCTATGGCAGTAGGCAGATTCAGCATCACGTCCATGTTACACTCCTGACGTTCAACCTGGTAGTATCAATCGGCGCGAAGCATTCGCCAGGCAGTCGGTATCGCCTGCCAGTACCTTGCTGCCGATGTAAACGGTATTGGTGCGCGCGGGATTGCATTCGAATTCAGGTCGTTCGAGCTGCGTCTTGCGCGATTTGAGGGCCCAGAATCCTTTATTGGTGTCGGCGCACACTATCGCTACCGTAATCAGCTTTATGCGGGGATGCAAGATCCCGTGGCGCTCTACGAGCACTGGATCCGGAATATCAATGGCTACGAGCTCGGTCTGCGCGTATATCCCGCGCCTATGATCTACCGTAGCAACGCTCCGGAGAAACATAAGCAACGAGGCGCCCAGCGGCTTCCGTACCGCGCAGATGACGTGGCCCCACGTGAGATTTCCGATTCGTGCTGATACATTGAGATTGCCAATGAGCAGCTGCTTGAACGGCTGCTGCAATACCTCAGTGCCTTCTGGCTGTTGTGCGTACCAGTCCGCAAGCGGATCTTGCTGCGGATATCTCATGCCGCAGTAGCTGAATAGCGCACCATGGTTGAAGAAGATCCAGTCATCCTCGAGATCGCTCAGTGTGAACTTGGATGCCTCCGCGGGCGGAGGCAACGTCTCTGCAGTGACTGTCGCTACTTTCCCCGTGGGCTGTGGAAGTTTACCGTGGAACTCGCCCTTTACACGGACGTGTGCGTTACCCAGATCGTCTGTCATGCTGTGTTCCAAAAAGAAGGGGAGTACGCCATTTGGGAGTTGCACCCGGCTTGGTTGGGGTCTATGAGCCCCGGTTCCGTAGCTACCTACGATACTCCCCTGATAGCTCCCTGGCGAGCTGCTTGATAGCCGCCGGCCTAAGCCAGCTGAGCACGACCGACAAGCGCGGAAACGACCGCGGCTTGACGTTCGGCGCTCTCTGCCACCTCCTGAGCCGTCGCCTCAATCCCAAAATACCGCAAAAGGCTGTATAGATCCAGGTCCCGGCGGTCATTCGCTGGCAGCAGAATGTCCACAGGGTCGTATACGCCTGCGGGGTTGTGCCACAGCCGCACAGGCACCGCTACGCGGTCATCGCCTGAAAGCTGCAGTATCTCGAACGCAGCGATGCGCAATACCTGCTTCAAGTTGAAGCCGAAAAAGACCGCCTCGGGGTCGGTGTCGCCGAAGCGAAGGGTATCTGCAAACTGGTTCGGGAACGAGTCCAGCAGGTAGCGAATGAACGCTGCCGCCACGGTACCCCGCGATGCGCCCTCCTTCGCTACTTGTGTAAATACCGTATGTCCTTCCGTCATGACGCAGACTGACGCGAGCATTCCAACCATCGGACGCTGCGCGTGGTTCTCATAGACGTCAGAGTTCGGCAGAATGCTGCCAGCAAAGCCCAGTGGCTTGAATTCCAGGTGCTTGCCACGCTCAGCCCGCACCTTTTCCTTGTGGTCGTTGATGGTCGATGCCCTGGTCATGGTGCCTGGCACCCTGATCTCACCGAGATAGTCCCGACCATCGGGCGCGCCCTTGATCGTGGCGCCGACAGACATGGCTACGATAGCCACAAGCATTCTCCAATTTTGGTCACGTGATCAAGTTTTCAGGCGTATGAACCGCGGTGCGCGATTCTCCGCGGGCGCTGCATCATCCCGCGTTATTAAGGATTCGATCCAAGCGATGTCCTTGAAGCATTCGTTCTGGAGTACGGCGTCGCATGTAGCTAGTAGCATGGATCCAAAACGCTCCTCTGCCGACGTCAGCTGATTATTAAGCAGCGCACGAAATACAGCATGGAGCGAGCCGTACTTGTCAAGCAATTCACGACAGCCGACTAGCATTTGAGACCATCTTTGTACATCGTGATGGCCATATCGCAGATCCACATGGCATCTGCGATGTTATCGGCTCCGGTGCTTTCGTAATCACTGATGCCCAGCTCTACACCGAAACGCGCGTTAGCCGCTTCGATCATCTGCACCTTGTTCGCATTGCCCTTGTTGGTTGCGTGCTTCTTGATTGTCCCAATGGGAAAACCCTGGGCAGGGACGCCATGTTCCTCTGCCCAGGTCGTGAGTGTAATTTTGAAGCCGCCCAGAAGCTCTGAAGCGGTAGCGACGCGCGCAACGATCATGCCAATACGTTTGCCGGAGAAGCCCTTCACGTCAGGCGAGAACTTGACGTCCTCGAATGCGATCAGGTGCGGACAAAGTACCGACAGGAATTGTTTGAGCCTGATGTGTCGGAGTGGTCCGGTATCCCAGGGACCGACAGAGAGGTCTAACTGACCAGCCACAATCCGGGTAGCCCGCGCAGATTCTGAAGGATTTATGTCCGCCCATGCTACACCGCAATTCGTGCCAAGGTCCACGCCCAGAATGCGACGTTTGTCAGGATGAATTCCAGATAGCGCCGCAGCAAGATCTGCGGGGTCGCGATATTGATCAATCTTGGCCACTTACGGCAGTTTCCACTCAGTTACGGATTTGACTGGCTTCGGCACGACGATCTCGCCCTTGATGACCACGCATGCGTCACCCCAACAATTCAGGTCGTCGTCCGGGACGTCATCTACACAGTTCTCGCCGGCATCCTCGAGATATCGCACAGCGGTCTGCGCGTCTTTGCACTTATAGATGCCCACCCCGTCAGCGTCCGAAATAATCACGAAGTACGCCATCAGCTGTTAGTCTGCTTGTTGACGTTCTGCCGCACGACTTTCACGTCGTCATCGCCTGGTTTGCCGTTGGACACATCATAGCCGTCGGAGTGCTTCGGCTTTTCTTCGATGTGCACATCGGTGCTTTCGACTGCCGCGGCGGGTGCCTGCGATTTGCTGGCAAGACTCGGTTGCGGCGCGTCTTGCATAGGTGAGGGTTCACCTTGCGTAAAAGTAAGCGCCAGTCGATTCTTTGCATGCAGCCCACCGTTGTAAACTCGCAGGTAGCATATTGCGAAGTGCAGCGCGTGCTTGCCGCGCCATTCCGGTATGGTTTTTCCCTCCTTGTACATCGTCTTAGGGTCTTTGGGCAGTATGCCCGACAACACGTGTACCAGCCGTGCGATGCTTTTCTTGTCGTTACGGAGGGTTGGCAATCCCGCCAACAATATCGACAACCCGCATAGCACCTCATTGGATGCCAATTCGCGTCGAACTGCCTGTTCGGGATGCTTACCCCACGCACGCGTAGCGATATCGAGCACCATCTCGAGATGCCCTTTCGCATTTCTCAAATCGCGCCCATGTTCATAAATCGCTTGCAGCGTCCTGACGCACTTAACTTTGAGCGCACCAGCAGCGGGCTGTTTGATTCGGCGCAGCCCTGGCGGAAGTGGAATGTACATTCCGGCATTTTCCACCGCATTGCGGATGCATAGCGCTTTGTAATCGCCCTTCGCGATGAGCGATTTGAATTGCTGCAAAGCGCCGATAGGAATGCGGTTTCTGCCGTTTATCCGGTCGAAGCGAGCCGCTTCATCGCGATATCCTTGCGATTGGAAACAGCTTGCCCAACCGTAACCAAAACCTTTTTCCGTCATTGATTCGCGCCGTTGCTGCGCATCTACGACCCATCCCGAGCCGTCATTCCGAAAGCCGACAACCATCGCGCCTGCTGCAACCGGATCGAAATCCTTAGCGATGCGCTCGATTACCTTTGGGATTTTACGCCGCTGATATCGCGGGTCCACATTTAATTCATCCAGCTTTACCAGCCGGATATCGGGCGGCGCGGGATAATCCACGCCCTCAACGAGCCCGTCCGGAATCGTATAGGTCGTTCCGCCGGGCATACGTATCGTTGCGATGACTCACCTCGTTATCAAGGTAGACGTCTGTTGATTGAGATTTTACGAAAGTGGCGCGACGTGTCAGGTGTCTGATCACGTTTCGCTTCGTACAGAGAAGCATCTCTAGGGACGTAATCGTAAGCAGCCGCCCTGACCAGGTCGAGCATACCTACGACCTCCATTAGGTTACGAAACGCCGGCAATTCCGTGCGTGTTAGTTCACCGCGAAGGAATGCAGTAGCAACTGCAATCGCGTTGGCCATGGTGAATGTCGGCCGCTCCGTTGACCCCGGCTGCGGTGACATGAAGCGCCGCATTAGATTACGTTCTGGCGATCCCAGATAGTTCTGTTGCCACGGACGCAAAGGCAGATTCTGCGTACCGTAGCCGATGTAATCCTCAGCAACGTCAGCAGGATGCCGCGCGCGGCCCTCCTGGTGGCGCGGCCGCAAACGCGCGTACGGCTGATCAGGAGGTCCGCCAGGGTGCGTTATTGGATTTTCATTTGGCAGGCTAGGCATCCTGGCGTATCCGCACTTTACGTGGTGCGCGTCCTTCGCCAATCTCTACGAATTCGTCGGCGAAGCAATCCGCGGTGCCGCGGAAATAGTAGTGGCAGTGATAGTCACACAATTCATATTGCAGATTATACATGCGTGCGGTTCCCTCGGGAGCTCTCTCACGCAATGCCTGTACCAACGAGTCGAGTCGCTCGCTATAGTCGTCGTTGAATCTGCCCTTTGCCGCTACAACGCCGATAGGCCGCAGCCGCACATCCATGCATGGCTGCGTCAGTACCGGTATTTCATTCACCGCGGCGTTCGACTGCCTCACAGAGCCGGCGGATTTCGACGATGAATTGGGCAAGTAGAAATTCGTCGCGCGCAGGTGCGCCATGCGGGTCAGCTCTGCGCGCTTCGAGTGCGAGCGAGTCTGCATTGTCAAGCAGTTCGCGCGCGTCTTTGGAAATTTTCACTGCGTCCTCTCTAAGCTCCGCCTCGTGCAATGCGACCGGCATCCGCGAGGCGTTTATGTTCCTGCATCAAGTAGTGTACAAGCAGGCTGTCGGCGCCAGCACTATGTGCTTGGCTTCGATCAATGCCCGCCTTTTCGAATAGGGCATACTGCTGATCGCAGTATCTATCCAGCGCCCAGAAGATACCACGGCGCCGCAGTGCCCCGATACGCCATGCGAACTGCTGCATGGTCTCGCCAATCAACGGCAATGGATCGTCATCGTCGTCGAGCTGGCTGGCCTTCTCAGCGATTCCCGTGTCGTATACTAGATCGGGATCGAAGAGGAACGGAATGTCGAGCCAATTGTGGAAGTGCGCCTGCAGTAACTCGATGTCGAAGCGCCACCCGTTGTGCGCGATGAGTATTTCGCGGCGTGCTTCCATGGCCTCGCACATTTTCAGCACGTTTTCCAGCACGGTCCGCGGCGGCTCACCGAGAGCCTGCAGGCGATCCCATGTGTGATGGAATGGCTGGTTACGTCCGCGCAGCGCAGTTTCGGTTGCTTGGAGCGCCTCCTGGAACTGGACTGGATCGATGTCCGGGCAGTCGGGCCAATTTAGATAGGTCTCGTCTGTCGACACTGGTTGGTTGTTACGAACGACCGTAATTCCGATTACGCAGATAGCACTGCGCTCCGGATTGGTGCCGTTCGTCTCCAGGTCAATACAGGTGTAATTGTCTGGAAAGGCAAACCTACCTGCAAACTGCTGAAACCAGTGGTCGGACATGATCGCCAATACCTTTAGGCGCGTAGTTAGCGCTGCGAATCGAAGCGGATTCGATGTTACATATGTTGGATTATGCGTTGTTGGCGGCTGCGGAGCCGCCTGCCTCGTCATCGTTGCCTGTTCCCAAGAACCCTCTGAACGCTTCCTCCACGTCTTGGAGGAACTCCTCAAACGAAATGGGCGGATCGGATTCAGGACGGCTTACGTCCTTGACCCCGGCCCATACGGCGGACAGGAAGACCTGGCCTAGTCGTGCGTAGAATAGCATTTGGATGGCGGCCGGCAGCTTATCGAAGCCCACAGCGGTCATGGCGGCTGGTGGATGTTCTGCTGAAATGATCCTATTTAGCGCACGGGCGAGTAGCCTTGGCGCTTCACACTTGATCAGATCTGCATAAGTGATGCCGTTGTCCGAGATGAACTTATCCAGCCACGGCTCTTGGAGTCCGCGGGTGACCGCCTCGGGATTACCGGGTGTATGCGGGCTGTCTGGGAATGGTAGACAATCTACCGCCCTGACTGCGCCTGCCACCATCTGCGGGCCAATATGCGCGATATCGCGCTCAGGACTGTAATAAGGATCGCGAGCGCCCGCCCGCGGCTCTTTTCGCCGGATCTGGAATAACGACTTTCTCTTGCTCATCAGTGCGATACTACAGTATTTCCCCGCCGATTTCAAGTGCATCGAATTGCTCCATTAACCGTTTCGGCACAGCCTGGTCCAGCTTACGCGCAACCTCGAAACGAACCGCGAACATGTATGCCCCGCTGTCGCTTTCGTACGGCTCGGCATAACGTGCACGAAGCATACACGTAGGCAACGCTAGGCGTATCAGCGCAGTAAGAGTCACGCATACATCCGTAATCTCCAGATGCAACGGCTGCAGCATACGCTGCGTGCTACTCCAAAAGGTTGTCCCTTGGAAGAACGCCGTGTCGCGAATCTGCTGCATGAAGCGATTGCCGCGGCTCTGACGCAACAAGGTTACCGAAAGCTGACTGCCAACGTGCAACGAATGTGACAGTTGATGCCGCATCCAATTGCACAGGCGCAGCGTCGGGGACGCGCATAGATCGATGTATGCGAAATCCAAGGGACGTTGCGGGCCCAGTGCTAAATCCTCCAGCTCGCCTTCGAAGACTCGCCAGTTCTTCAGCTTCCACCGGCCGAGTCGCCACTTGATCCGACGTGACAGTGCCGGAAAATGCTCAACGGCAATTCCCGCCGAATCATGATCAATCAGCTCGGCGTTCAGCAACTGCTTGATGTCCAGACATTCTGGCCCTGGCAGCATCAGGACTGAATGTACCTTGCCTGGGAGATTGAGTTGTTGCGAACGAATCTGGCGTTTGACTCTCGTCTGCCAGTGCGTTCGCGTCATGGTGGCCATCAGATCTCGTAACCGACGTCTGGGTGTCTCTCGCGGAGCACTGCGATGAGCTCATCGTCTGACAGCGCGTCGACCGTCAGATCGTATTGCTGCATCTTCATACCCTTGATCTCCAATAGCCCATCCACTTCCTTCTCCTTGGCATCAAGGAAGAGCAGATGGTATCGGTCCACCATCATCTTGTAAACCTGATTGAACACGTAGCGAATCTCACGCTCTGCATAACGTGACGTGCGCATCATGATGATATGCCGCAGCGCGCGAATGTTGACCGACCAGCCGATCTCGTTGGCCTGGCCGTTCGGTGCAATCCGCCGCAGGGCAGATGTCAGTTTCTTCTTGAGAGCAAAATCGATGTCGTCGCGATCCAGGCCCTTCTTCTTGACCAGCTTCTTGTAGGCCTTCTCTATTTTCTTGACGATCTTCACGATGTCTTCTTCAACATCGTAAAGGCTTGGATCACGGACGAACTCGATCTTATCGAGTCGGCAATAGCGCCCGGAGGTCTGACTGAAAGCGACTCCGATACGGTGACGTACGAACTCATGGGTCAGCACACGTGAGCAGTTGGTTGTCACGAAGTTGAACCAGATATGCTCAAACACGGAACCATGTCCCGTCTCTAAGCACTTCTTGATGTTATCCTTAATACCGCGCACACGCGTGACATTGTCGTTCCTGCCCTCGATTAGCGACTTGTAGCAGAGCTTCGCGTAGAAAGAAATGAGTGCTTCTTCAGGCGACAATCCGTCCAGGATTGCCGCATCGTATGATTTCAGGAAGTCTTCCTGCCCCGTTGCTTGCAGATATTCCTCAAGGCCCTCACGATCAATCGTTGTATGGCCAATTAGGAATGTCCGCGGTTTGACGAATTTCAAGATCCGACCAGTTTGTCGATGAAAAGTATCCCGCTAAGATGGTCGTACTCGTGCTGTAACACGATTGCATCCATTCCCTTGAATGGTTCATTTATCTCAGTGCCATCTAGGCCAAACGCATGTAGCACGACGCGCTCAGCGCGGTTTACACGTCCAGTAACACCAGGAACACTGAGACATCCCTCATCGCTCATCACCGATCCGTGGTAGTGCGTGATGACCGGATTGATGAACACGCGCTCCTTGTTTTTCTGCTGCGGATCACCAGATGTGTTCATCACTATCACGCAGAGCTCCAGCCCCACCTGCGGACCGGCAAGGCCTACGCCGCCGTGCTCATACATCAGCTTGAGCATCTGCCTAATCGATTCGCGCAATGCAGTATTAACAGTTTCGACTGGCATCGCCGAGACGGTTAGACGATTGTCAGGATATTTGATGATCTCCATTCTGCTCATCCTGTATGGGTTCACGTATCCTTCGTCCGCCAGAGACCGCAATCTTTTCAGCTGGTTCTCATCCATCATTGGACTCTCTGACCGTCACCTTACGCGGCTGTCGCTCAGTTGTGACAGTTGGCAGCACGCCCATCAGATGTAGGTACTTAGTGCGCTCGCGTCGTGCAATATCCAAGTGTTTAGTTAACACATCCTGGAATGCCTTAACTATCAAATGAAACAACTCTTCCCCAAACGCGTCAGGAATGTATCTGCCGAGTGGATCAACATGCCCGACCTTTGTGAGGTTCAGCACCTTTTTGTAGAGACGCATCTCAATGCAACCTGACCTAGTATCATCAGGGTCTAATATCTGGTACATGAAGCGCATCACATCGACCTGCGCGTCATAGAAGTTGTAGTTTGATCGCGCGGACTCCAGTTCTTGTATGCGCTGGCTGGCTGCTTTGGCGAGTTTCTCGGATTCCTCGTCTGACACTTCAGGCAGCTGTACGTTGCCCCGCTCTTCACTCATGATGCACTCATTCGCTAAGTATTGTGTGTATCGGCATGTGTGGCTGCTGGGCATTCTTTGTAGCCTACTGGACAAAGAAAGCAGTGATGGTCGAAACTATAAGGACACCGCCAATTATGCCGAAAGCGCATTCTGACGATTCGTCGGTTCCACTGCCACAACGCGCCAGTCGATCCGATCTCCCTGAAATCTGGCCCATTGGGTCCGCAGTATTTCGGCTCGATATATACCCACAATCGCAAGCTGACAAGCTCCGAAATATGGCCGAGCGGAAAATCGCCGCGCCTAGTTGTGTATCCAAGTTTGGCCGAAATGAGTTTGCAGAACCCCTTGGTCCAGAACTTGGTTAGGCGCAACGGGCAGGCCGTACCGGCCAATATGCGCATCTGGAAGTACCCGCCGGCCTTGCCGCGGTGTGATGTTCCTTCGCTGAATGCCTGTATCTGTGCCGGCATCCATTCCACTTCCTGCTGCACATGCCATGGCGGCACAGCCACGCCATTGCGCAATAGCCCAATGTTCCCAGCAAGGCGCCAAGACATACGCCAGACGTCGTCGGTCGTGAGTAGCGTCCCGGCGACGTCGCGTATGCTGTCCCAGACGGCCCTGCGTTTAGCGCGTGGGATTGCCGCACAGATTGTGTCGACAAGCTCTTCGAAGGATTCTCCAATAGGAGTGAAACCGCAAAAGTCGCTGAGCGTGTCATCCGCCAGTTTGTCGCGCAGCTGGAAGACACGCTTCAGGTTATATCGCGGTGCAGCGGCCAACGTGCCTTCCATGACTATTGACTAATCGGTATAGCCTTCGTCAGGATCCAATTCCATCGCGCTGGCGATTTCTTCCTCGGTCACTTCCTCGGCCATGATGCCGTGGTAGACCTCAAAGAAGTGTCCGTCTTCACGCTTCCAGTATGACACCCAATCGACATGCCCAAAGGCATCAACAGCCGCAAACCGCGTGGGTTGCAGTCGCGGGAGTGCGTGAACCACGGCCGCCAATGCGATGAGTGCTTCGGGATCGCCACCCGCGTTGATGTAGCCCAGCATGGCGTCGACTATTGTCTCATCGCGTACCGGACATTCCTTACTAAACTCGACGGTGCCGTGGTCGGTAGATTCGCCATCCGTGATTAACCTGATCTTCCCGATGGATGCTTCTACGTCATCCGTCGTGACGATCAATCTGTATCCGTCCAGTGCGAGCCGTTGTTCGTCGGCTACCACATCGCGGACCATGACAACATCGTCTTCACTGCCCATTTGCGGCCTGTGACTGCTTTGCTACTGCGATGTAGGGACGTGTTGCATCAACGATACTATGCATGTTTGACCATGCATCAACCATGCGAATGCCGGTCGCCCGCGCCAGCATCTCAAACAGCGGCTTGAAATGCATCAGTTGCTCGGGTGTCAGTGTATTGAGATCGATACTGATCTCGCCCGGTGTCGGGCCCTTCTGCGGGAATCGAACCACGACGAATGGTAATTTGCTGCTGACTTTCTCGCCGCGCTCCAGCGCTTCGAGGTGCTGCACGACTTCACGGAAATGTCCGTACGCCGACGTCTGTCGCTGCAATTCGATGTTCATCTGGTCAACACCTACAGCATATTCATCCAGCGTTGGCTGGCGCTGTGGTTGTGTCGGCGCAGGCTGCGCCGGTTGCTGTGGCACTGGGTATTGCGCCGTCATCGGATTTTGCTGTTCCACGATCCTACGCGATCTGTGCGGCAAACCCTATCCAGAAGCGGAAGTTACCGTCCACTTCCTGTAATGGATCGCCTATGACTATGTGTGTGCGTTTGCAGTTAGGCACTGCCTCAAGATAGTTCTGGACGATATAGATGCCGCCCAGCATTGCCTTGGCCGGATCCTTATGCGTTCTATACGGCAGCATAGGTATCCGTACCAAGTCGCCGGCACGCACGATGCTCCATGCAAGTGGTCCGTCAGGCGCCTCGGATCGGAACGGCTCTATGCGGACGCGCCAGACAGACTGCTCGTCGCGTCTGATCGCCTGCTGTATCAACGGATTGCCTGTGGTTGGATCCTGCGGCAGTTGGTCTTCGGCAAAGAATCCCGCCATGTCGAGAATCTCAGCTGTGTGTATTCGGGTCATACTTTCCATCCAGGATGTCAAAAAGGTTCGGGATAGCTGGCTTGGCCGCAATCGGATGACGCACGCCTATCGGTATTTGCGTGATACCGCGCCGTTTGGCGGTCGATATCCCGCCACTATGGTCGGCGTTGATGCTGACGCCCTCAGTCCACTGTCCCATGCTGTACCCATGCTGGCGTAACAACTCGCCAAGCATCACATCCCCGCCGTTGTGCTCAAAGTTCTCTGGTGGCCAGTCGTATTTGTACAACAACTCCGTGCGGATTACCCACCAACCTCCAGTGATAAAATTGACCCGCTGGTTGCGAAGGACTTTTTTACCGTTGTACCACGGTTGATCCTCGATGAATCTGTGCTGATTGCCCCGCAATCGAATAGAGTACTTGCCGCCCACCATGTCATACCGACTCATCGCGTTCACGAGTCTGACGATCCAGTCAGCTACGATCCAGTCGGCTGTCCCGGCGGGTGAGAGACACGAATCATCATCAAACCACATGACGTATGGTGTGTCGATCTTGGGCACATCATTCGTATGGATCATCCGACGCATTAACGGATATTTGTAGTATGGTGCCGCGCCGTACGTGGTGTATATGCTGGGTCTATCGAACCCTTCGGCGGTGCTCATCGCGCCGATGTCGGTAATCCACTGCCGCACGGATGATGATGTCGGCCATCCGACGTTATTCAGACCTATCCGGAAATTCACGGACCGCAGGAAAGCTGGATGTCTAAATGAATTCAGAAGTCTTCGTGCAAGGCCCTCGAACTTCCCGTACATCAAGCAGCAGACAGTGAATGGTTTACTCACCGATTTGTTCCAACCCGTCCTGGACGCGTGGGTCCGTGCCTTCGCGTTGGTTTCGCTATACGCGGCACACTGGCAGGCGCTTCGGGTGTGGCATCTGTGCCGGCAGCTGCAGCAAGATCGGCTTCCTGTTGCGCGCGCAATTCAGCTTGCGCAGCCATTCGCGCTGCGATGTCAGTTTCGGTATTGGCCAGTATATCCGCCATCTCCGTGGCGCGCCGCTGCATTTCGCTGACCTGCCCACGAGCTGTACGTACCGAATCCAGCAGCTTGTCGTTGAGTTTGTCCGCAGGTATTTGGCGAACGGTGTTCTGCAGATCGAAGGCATCCCCAGTCCAGGCGTTGTCGTAGTTGAATACGAACTTCTCTGCCTGTGAGGTCACATGCGTAATGCAAGAACGTGCGGATGCCGGAATCTTGATGACCGGGTTACGACGACCTCGCGCTTTTCTGCTGCAAAGCTCCTTGACTTTCTGCCACAGGTCTGCGGCTGTCCACCCTTGGCTTAACGTCGCCGCAGCAAGCGTCATACGTGTTTCATCGTCGCCGATACTCGACAGATAGACGATGTGCGACCACGACAATACGTTGCCCGCCTCGCCTTGCAGTTTAACGAACTCGCCAAAGGCCTTCTTCGTCTCAAACGCTGCCACCACGTGCATTGAGCTGCGCAGTTGACTGTCGCTCTGAAACCCCAAGGCACGCGCAAGGCGCGGCATGAATTGCTGCCCGTATACGCCATGCGCATTCTTGGCCTCGTCGTAGATCTTCTTGACCTTTTGGCCAAGCTCCCAGTACCACCAAATCGTGTCCTTGGTGTGTTTCCTGATGTAGTCCGACAAATCCTTGAAGGCCTTCCTTTCGGCCTCGTTGAATGTCGACTGCGCCTGTAAGGCAGTGTAATCGTCTACCTTCGCCGGTAGATTTTTGGCCATTAGATCCGAATGCTCCTTGTGAGAAAGTCGAATGCGGCGCGCTGCAGTCGCTCCCGGGTATCAGAGTATTGATGCTGTGCAGCGCGCATCAGCGTAAACACAACATCGCGCATGGTACGTTCCTTGATTTCTGTAGCGCTAACTGTCTGCGGGATTTCTTTGCCGTCCGCACCCATGTAGATGATTTGTCGGACAAGGGATGTAGCGATCCCTTTGTCGACGTAATCGGCTAGCAGCATCTTGAGCCGCGTACGTTTCGTGCTGCTTATCTTCTTCTCGGCTGTATCGAGCAGCTCCAGTGGCGTTTTCAGCACATGCTTCGCCAACTCAGCAGAGGAAGACATATACGCCCACCATTCGGGGCTTAATACGCCACCCAGTAGCCTTCCAAGGCGACGGCCGAAGTCTTTGCCAGAGTGTGCAATGTGCCGAGGACGTGCCAGGCACCGAAGACCATCGCCGAAATCTAACATCAGCGAGCAGCGAATGCCGCACTCGCCCGCCTCGCTATTGGTGATGCATAGTCCGCCAAATACCAAATCGGGCTCAATCGCGACGAGGTGTTCCACGGACATGAACGTCGCAGTCATGCGGCGATCCCATAGACGACTGGAATGAAACTCAAGCGGTGTCGTGCACGACGGCAGGGTTTCAATTACCGCATCTATTAACTGATGATGCGGCAGCAGCCGGTAGCGCGGGCCAATTATACCGTCGACAGTGCGAGTAGCATGATTCACGACCATATCGCGCCCGCAGATCCCTTCCACGGCATTGAAGCGCAGTATTGCACAGCCGTTGACGATATTGGCCGCCATTGGCGCCGAGATTGCGTTGTCGTATCCGCGTGCCGTTCTTTGCAGCCCGCCGATATCGGCCGCCAGCGGCCACAAGCCCCGTGCAACATGATTACAGAGCTGTTTGGCCGCAAGTAGTGAAAGCTTGAACCCGTTGCTTACCAGCCGCCACTCAGGACTGAGCTTGATATCTTGCGCACTGTTGATCGATGTGCGCACGGTGCTTTGATCCACATCCTGCAGCGTTTCCATGAAATCGTCGAGTTCTAGCCTGTTGAACTCTTGCAGTGTATGCGCAGCCAGAAGTTTGTTCATGAGATCAAGATCACCAATCGCGGAGATTGCCAACACGTCGCGCCATGACGACTAGCGGTTCTAGTAGGTAATGTGCATCGTTAATACACCAATACATGCCACGCGCGCCCGTTTGTGGTGTGAGTGTTAGGCACACGTCACGCACGAGTGAATGCAACCCGCCCTGGCCGCGCCATGGAAATACGAGCGCGGTGCATGACTCGAACTCGGTCTTTTCAGTCGCCTCCTCATACGCGAGGAACAGTGGAGCCCGTGTTGGCGATCTGGCCATGTCAAAGGCCAATGAATCGAGCTCATTTTTACTAAACGTGTACGGCACCAGGAAATACGGGAAACCCAGGTCCCACAGCTCTTGCGCGGTGCTGACATGTCGCGCCTCTGGTAACTGTCGTGATTCCGACGCCTTTAGCGCGCGATCTATCGCCTCTTGCTCAATCAGCTTGAGCTCGTCAGTCCATGTCTGGCCGAACGCATCGAACACATTATCGTCGGTCATGGCAACTCCTCAGGATCTTCATCTGGTGGTTGTGGCCATGCTGCCGCTGGCTCAACACCTTGCGGATATTGCTCAGTCGTTGGCCCTAATTGTGCATGCTCCTGCTCGATAGCGCGCATGCGCGCGACCATCTCGTCAACAGCATCGCTTTGCGCTGCCACGTACTCGTAGCCCTGCTGCTGCTTCATAAAGTCGACGCCCGGTTTGAAGTATGGCTGCTGTGTGATCTCTAGCAATGTGTACAGATCAGTTAGTACCTCCGGCCGTGTTTCCAGCAGCATACCAAGATCGTGGGCGGACATAGCATCACTCGACGGCACGTCCAGCCGCTTAGACCAGTACAGTTTGCCTGCGCTTCCGCCGCTCTTCTCATGGACATCGCAGACCTCGCGCATTTTGGGTACCAATGAATCCGCACGCGTCTTGGTCAGACCTTGTCCAGTTGCCAAGAACAGGATGCCGGCCTCCCACCATTCGAAGCGGCTGTGCAGCCTATAGACACCAGGAGCATCTTCCTGGTACCAAGTCTTGAACCGCACGTTAATCCGAACATTGTCGGCTCCGTACGAGTTCTTCAGCGTATTCAGCTTCACTGTCGCTGCTTTGTAGTTGGCATATTCACGGATCTTGCCTATACGCTCCATCTCGATGATCGCGGCGCACTGGAATTTCAGTGACCAGCCGCCGGGGATGTTGTAATCCACCTCGCCAGTCTGTGCGTCCTTGTTGATCTTCAAATGGTTAACACCAACGAACGTGAACGGCCATCCCAACATATCCTGTGGGAATGCGCGCATGAAATCTGCCATCTCGCGTGCCTCAATCGGGAAGTGCGGCGAAGCATGCCCAACCTCCTTGATCTTCTTGAGCGTGATCTCGCTGGCCTTGCCCATCAGCGAATCTACGATTTGACAGAATGGAATCCTGCGACCGAGCAACTCGTTCTTCATCAGATTTTTCTGCATGCGCTCGTTGCCGATCAGCACCTTGCGCTGCCAGTCCTCGAATGTAGCGCAGTCCTCGATGTGCAGGCGCGCGACATCCCAGTTCAGCACACTGTTGCGCAGCTCCGGTGTTGGTTTGGTTTCAGCCTCATTCAACTGACCGTAACCACCACAAAGTATATGCCAGCGCACGATCTCCACCGCGAACGTCGACTTGTAGCAGCCTTGCGGACCTACTATCTGATACACACACTGCAATGGCAGTCCTGTGTTCTGCAGCAGATAGCGGATGATGAACGCCGGCACGGGTAGAACTGTGATCGTCGCGTCGTGTCCTACCAGCAGCCCTTTCTTCTGCAGTTTGGCCTGTACTTCTTGCACCATCTGATTGAACGCCGCGTCGGCCAACTTCGCGCGGTCGTCATCGCTTATGACTGTTACTTGCTTCTTTTTCTTTCCCATGTCAGTCCTACAAAAAGAGGCCCCGCCCGGCCAAGTGGCCGGACGGGGCACGCGGGGGTTACCAACCGGGCTTACTAGCTGCTCTGGGCAGCCGAGGCGCGCGCACGCGCCCGCTCAAGCGCATCCATCGTGGACTGCGCCCGTGACGGGTCAGCGTGTGTGGGCGGCGGATCAAAGCCCTGTGCTGCTGCTGGCGGCGTCTGTTGTGGCGCCGAGTTCGCGGCGGGCTCTGTTGGGGCCGTCATGGGCGCGCCCGCAGGTGCCTTAGTTGGTGTCGTCATTGGCGCCGCCACAGGCTGCTCTGGCTGCAGCGGCTGCTGCGGCTCTGCGTCGGGCTGCATTGTAGGCATGCCTGGATCAGGCCGCGTGGCTGTCTGTGGTGCACCCATGGGGCCCATCGGACCCGGCATGGTGCCCTGTGTTTGCATGGAAGCTTGATCCCCAGCCCGTCCCATCGGGTTCACGCTTTGGAACGGAACCGTGGTAGTTGTCGACTGCGCACGTGCCTGGTCGAAGATGTGCTGCGGGATGTATTCCGCGTACATTTCGCCAAGTGCGTAGACGATGGCTGAAGCTGGGATACCCGCACCGCAGAGCAACTTGACTTGCTCCTCGATGGTCGGGATACGCATGATGTCGTTCCATGGCCGCACGTGTGCAGCGGCAACCTCGTGAATGCCGTTGTACGTGGGCGAGATCCCGTTGTAGAGTTCCAGGACTTCCACTTCGTACCGGTTATTCTCGGCAGCATTGCCACCGCCAACCGACATGTTAGCGCCCATCTGACGTGGTGCGCCGCCGGGCCCCGCGTGATGCTGCGTGCCGGCTTGGTGGAACTGTACGAAACGCCCGCCGTCAAGGTTGACGATATCGGGCCACAGCCATTCCCCCTGCGGGGTCTTCTCGCTCAGCTTGTTGAGCAGTGCCTCGCCAGCCGACTGGCTCATCAAGAGCACGACGGGCTGGTGTTCCATGAGACAACCGCGCGGCGGATTCTGGGGTTTCGACTTGTGCTCCATCAGAATGCCCTGCATGACGTATCCGTCGCGCGGCGCATCAAGTGGAGCAGCGCGTCCTGCGCCACCAAAGATGAGCGGGTTCCAGCTTTGCTGTCCCTGACCACTCTTGACCGCCTGCGTGATCGACCGATACAGCATCCACGCGGGGTTCTGCTGGTCGTCAATGGTCTTGTCAAGAGGATCTTTCAGGATGAAGGTGATCCCAGGGATACCGAAGCTGAAAGCCATGTCATAGCGGCGGATCCAGTCACCCCAGTCCCGATCCTCATCGCTGAGGCGGAAGGGGTCCCAGTTCTCCGGGTGTTCCGGATCGCGCCCGGGAAACGGCCGGAAGATCGTCCGTGTCCCGTTCCACGTCGGCCGCCAAATCTGACAGCCGGCGTTCTCCTGCAGGATATACACGCCCTGCATTCCGCGTGTTGAGGACTGTCCCTCGCGGGACATACGATAGCGGCCGCCTGCGACCGCACCTTGGCGTGGCATGTGTGCCTCCAAAAAAGAAAACAGGTTACAAGTTAGAAGTTAGCGGTAAAAGGTATGCTTGAATTGTCGCAGATCAGCACCGCAAATCAAGCCCCCTCGTTGGATTTCTTTGGCGGCTTGCCGTAGCGTCGATCAATGCCCAATTTGTCGCATTCCTCCCACGACAGCTTCACACCCCATCTGGTCGAGACATCCTTGTCGATGCCGAACCTGTAGATCGGGGAATCGCTATACGGGACTCCGTCGAGATCACATGCCTGGAACGGCACACCGGCGACCATGCACTCTTCCATGACCTCGTTGTAGACTACGTCCAAGCTCCGTACAGGGACCTCCAGCACGATAGCGTCGTGAATCTGGAGGATAATCTTGTAACCTAGCTCTGCCTTACGCGGGTGGTTGAACAAGTGAAACAGCGCGGTGCTCACCGCATCTGCCACCATCGATTGAAACGGGAAGTTCAGCGCCTGCCGTTCTAGCTCGCCCATTGCTGCGCGATCACTTGTGGCGATGAACCGCCTGTACCTTCCGAAACAGTTCCGAAGCCAGCCCGGATCTGCTACGCGTGCGCGCAGCCGCTCCTGAAGTGCAGGAATGCCCGGGTACATTGTGAAAATCGTGTTGATGATCTGCTGGGCTTCGATCTCGTCGATGTGTGCGCCTTCTTCTTGACATTGACGCGCGCATGCTTCAGCAGTACGCCCGTAGCCGACACCGAAGATGATATTCTTTGCCGCAACGCGTTTGCCCTTCTGGCCGAGATCCGCCAAGCCTTGTTTGGTTGGCGCGCAGTCCAGTCGGAATGCTTGTACGGCGATGTTGCTGTGGATGTCATACTGATTCGGGTCGTCGTCTGGCAGGTTAGCGCGCAAGCAATGGTCAAGCATTGTTTCGTCGCGCGACATTACTGCCATGCCGAGTAGCTCAGCTCCCTTGTAATCAGCTTCCAACAGCACAGTGATTTCACCGTATTCCGGATCGGTATTGCTCACGATGAACGAGCGTATCGCCCACCGATATCGTTCACGCAGAATACGTGCGTAATCGTCTTCGCGTCGTTTGCTGATGTTCTGAAGCGGCGGGCGTGCTGATGCTGCCCGGCCTGTTTCCAGCACCTGTCTAAACGAACTGCGCACGCGGTCGTCATGGCACATGTATTTGGCAATGCCGCCTTCGTAGATTCGACGTCCGGCGTCAGTGATTATCGTGATGCCCTTCTCTGTCTTCGGTGGTCGAAAGACGGATTTCAGCACCTGATCGAGCAACCGGACGTCGCGTAACCGGCGCGCGAGCGGATGCCGTGCGCCGAGGATGCCGCAAGTTTCCTTGTCGGTGGATGGTGCATACTGATCTTGTGCACCACGCGCCATCACCCATCCCCACGGTTTGCCCTTACCCGTGCTCTTGATCGGCTGTAGGTTCAACGTCACTGCACCGGGTGGACGTACACTCACGCGCTCGCCGGTCTGCTTATCCCTCTTCGTGGAGTACATCTCACCAAACAGGAATTCCACGCACTGCTGTGAGCTGCGCGGATTGAAGTTCGGCCAGTGTATTTCGCGCCGGAGTTCGTCCAGGTGTATAGCGCGCGCTTCCTGGAACAAGTCGGTCAGATCGTCGATGCGCTTGTAATCGATCTTGATACCTTCCGTGCCCATCTCATTGAAGGCCGGG